CGATGAGCAGGAAGAGGAATACTCTAATGGCTACAACGCCTAATCTATCAAATCATAGTGTAGTCCTAGAGGGCGCTGTAGTGGCGCCCTCCTTTTACACTAAAAGAGGGGAGGTAAATTTATGAGTATTACAGTTCAAGTTAGAAATGGTAATTTAGAACAAGCCATGAGAGTCTTAAAAAAGAAAGTACAAAAAGAAGGTATCATAAAAGAATTTAGAGCAAAATCAGTTTTTGAAAAGCCATCTGAAAGAAAGAGACGTAAGAAAAAAGAAGGTATTGCTGCTGCTAAAATTAAGCAGAAAAAACTATTGAGATTAAGAGGTTACTAGATTTTACACTATACGTTGATGTATATATATTATGGTCAGGCAATTCATAAGTCCTGATGGTGTAAAAGCCCGAGATTTATCTCGGTGTCGCAAAACGCAGGTTTGCCACTTACTGCGAGAACAAAAAAGTGGCACTTGTAATTATTAATATAATGATTATATAAATAAATGTAGAACGCCATAATGGGTTCTATTTAAATAAACTTGCTTAACAAAAGGAGTTATAATGACTAATAAAGCAATTTCAATTTTTAATCAATTAAGACCATTATCAATAGGATATGATGATGTATTTGACCACTTTGAGTCAATGTTTAATCATCAATACGATTCGATCAATGTACCTAATTACCCACCTTACAATATCGTAAAGACTGGTAAGTACACTTATGATATACAAGTAGCACTTGCTGGTTATGGTAAAAAAGACGTTGATGTATCATTTGAGAATAGTGTCTTAACAATCAAATCTGTCAAAGATAAAGACGAAAAAGAGGTTGAAGATAACGATGGTGTACTTCATAAAGGTATCGCCAAAAGAATGTTCACAAAGTCTTTTACAATCGCTGAAGATGTAGAAATCAAAGGTGCAGAGTTAAAAGACGGTCTTTTAAATGTGTCTATGGAAAAAGTAATACCAGAACACAAAAAAGCTAGAACAATAGAGATTAAATAATCTTAAACGAGAAAGCGCTGAGACTTGACATCTTGGCGCTTTCCGTGTATTATGAGTATATAAAAATTATAGGAGTTTTATATTATGGACAAGTGGGAATTAATAGATCACACATTTAAATTTAGAGTTGGCGACAGCGAAGAAAAAGGCGGCTGTACTCTTATTGGTGGTACATGGAAAGATGTAACCACTAACGATTTATTCAAAGATAAGAAAGTTGTATTGTTTAGTTTACCAGGTGCGTTTACGCCAACCTGTTCTGGACAAGAGCTACCAACTTATGATGATATGCATCAGCAATTTAAAGATAAAGGAATTGATGCTGTGTATTGTATATCTGTAAACGATGCGTTTGTTATGAATGCTTGGGCTAGAGATTTACAAATAAAAAATGTAGTAATGATACCTGATGGCTGTGGTGCATTTACTAGATCAATGGGTATGTTAGTAAACAAACCTAAACAAGGCTTTGGTATGAGAAGCTGGAGATATTCAGCGATTATTAATGATGGTGTAGTAGAACAGTTTTTTGAAGAACCAGGATTTAATAATGAAAGTAATGATGATGACCCTTATACAGTGTCAGCGCCAGAGCATGTTATTAAACAGCTATAACATTGACAAAAAAACTAAACTATGATACTATTATATTATATTAAATTATGAAGGAGTGAATATGAATCTAACTACTGACACATTATCCGTGTTAAAAAACTTTTCGGATATTAATCAAAACATTTTGGTTAAACCGGGAAACAAAATACAAACTATTTCTACTATGAAAAATATCTTGGCAGAGGCTGAGGTAAGTGAAAAGTTTGAAGACGAGTTTGCGATATACGACTTACCAGAGTTTTTAAGATCGGTTGAACTATTTGAAAAACCAGAACTTAAATTTAATGGTGGGACTAATGTAAATATATCTCAAAACTCACAATCAATTAAATATTTCTTTGCTGATAAATCAGTTATTGTATCACCAAGTAAAGGTATTAGTATGCCAGATAAGCATGTTACATTTACTTTAAAGAAAGATGACTTTGCTAGATTAATGAAAGGTACTACTACATTAAATCTACCAGACGTTGCTGTTATTGGTGATGGTAAAAGTATTAAACTTGTTGGAACAGATAAGAAAAACAAATCATCTAACGCATACTCTATTGATGTAGGCGAAACAGATAAGACGTTTACTGCTTACTTTAGAACAGAAAACTTTAAACAGATCGTTGATGATTATGATGTTGCGATTTCAAAAGCGAAGATTTCTCACTTTGTAAACAGAAACAAATCTGTACAATATTGGATAGCATTAGAACCTGACTCTGAATTTTAAGGGAGGTTTTAAATGTCTGATTTTCTATGGGTTGAGAAATACCGACCTAAAAAAATAAGTGATTGTATTCTTACAGAAGATTTAAAGAATACATTTACACAATTTCTAAAACAAAAAGAAATACCAAATTTGCTTCTATCTGGTAGCGCTGGTACTGGTAAGACGACTGTCGCCAGAGCTCTATGTGAAGAACTAGGTAGTGATTATATCATTATCAATGGTTCTGACGAAGGTAGACAAATAGATACTGTAAGAAGTAAAATTAAAAACTTTGCTTCTACAGTATCACTAACCGAAGACGCAAATCACAAAGTTGTTATAATAGACGAGGCTGATTATATGAATGCTGATAGTGTTCAACCAGCTCTCCGTAATTTTATAGAAACCTTTTATAAGAATTGTCGTTTTATCTTTACCTGTAATTACAAAAACAAAATCATACCAGCTCTACACTCCAGATGCACTGTGGTAGATTTTAAAATTGTAAATGGTCAAAGAGTTAAAACTGCTACTGCCTTTCTTACTAGACTAGAGGGTGTGCTTAAAGATGAGAATATAGAGTTTGATAAGAAGGTATTAGCAGAGTTAATTCAAAAGTATTATCCAGATTTTAGAAGAACAATAAACGAACTACAAAGATATTCTGTAAGGGGTAAAATTGATAGTGGTATATTATTCAATCTAGGTGAGGCGAATACTAAAGAACTTGTTAGAACTCTTAAAGAGAAGCGTTTTAACGACATGAGAAAATGGGTTGTACAAAACCTAGACAAAGAGGCATCAGCGTTGTTTAAGACGCTCTATGAAACGCTATATACCTCTTTAGATGCGAAGTCGGTACCTCAAGCGATATTGATTATTGCTGGGTATCAATACAAGTCTGCGTTTGTCGCTGACCAAGAGATCAACATGGTCGCTTGTTTAACAGAGATAATGGCAGGTTGTAAATTTAAATAAACTAAATAGAAACAAAGAGTTATATTATGCCAGGAAAGTGGGACGGCCGCAGTAGAATATCTAATGACATTTATAGGAAAAACTTTGATGAAATATTCAAAAGAAGTAATCCTATCGCCAAAGATGTACGAACACCGAAGTACAAACCTCGTATAGTAAAGCCTAAAAAAGGTAAAGGTAGTTTTAAAAGAATAAAACATGGCGAAAAGAACGATATTTAGAACATTAATAGTAAAATTAAGAATGTGGTATGCTGACATAAGAGGCCATCATGGTAAAGTTTGGAATTATGAACCAGGCGATTATTATATGGGCTCTCATAAAGGTCATAGAAAACACTTAAAAAGATAATGAAAGTTTTATATTATGTACGAATTGAAAGATTATTTAAACGCAATTAATTTCACTAAAGAAAATTTATTAGACACAGACGACAAAACGTGGGAAAAAAAGTATCCACCTTTTGTAATCAATAAATGTCTTTCCGTTCATTATGACTGTATTGCTCAAGCGAATGAAATGAATGGTTATCACTTCCTAGACAAAAATGTCCAATTTCATTTTTACATAAATAGTATAAGAAAAAAGAAGCGATTTGGTGGCAAGTGGTTATCACAAGCCAAATTGAAGAATTTACAGTATGTAAAAGAGTATTATGGTTATAGCAATGAGAAAGCAAAAGACGCTCTCAACATACTAAAAGACGAACAAATTGAACATATAAAAAATACCTTATCTAAAGGTGGGAGAACAAGATGAGCGAAGAATCAATTAATTGGACACCAGACAGTATGTTAGAGGTTACCATTAAGCAACCAGATGACTTTTTAAAGATTAGAGAGACTTTAACTAGAATTGGTGTTGCAAGTAGAAAAGATAAAACATTATTTCAAAGTTGTCACATATTACACAAACAAGGTAAGTATTTTATAACACATTTTAAAGAGTTATTTGCTTTAGATGGTAAGAAAGCAACTTTATCAGAAAACGATATTCAAAGACGAAACACAATCTCTATCTTATTACAAGATTGGAATTTAATAGACATAGTGGATAAAACTAAAGCCGAGAATAAAGCACCATTATCTCAAATCAAAGTATTACCTTTTAAAGAGAAAAAAGAGTGGAACTTATCAGCTAAATATAATATAGGGAAAAAAGTTGAAGCCAAGGATAATACTGAAAATGCAAGTACCAAAGTTTAAAGAATTTATTACAGAGACAGATATAAAACGTAGGGACAAACCTATCACCGTTGCTATGGTAACTGTGGCTGACTCTAAAGACCCAAAAGAAAATACTACTGCTGATCTTATACAAAAAGCGTGTAAGAAAAAAGGTATTAAGTGTGTTATTGTAAACACCAACTCAACTATCATCACAGCTAAAGACGAAGACAAAGGCACACTTACTGTTTATAATTATGATGGTAAGAATGCTGAACATACTTTTGTTGGTAGAGATACAGTTTGTATAGTTAGAGGTGGCGCACTTGAAAATGAAGCAGGTCTTTCTTTAATATCATCATTT